CTATAGTTCAAAGAAGAAAAATCTTCCACGCGGTCCAGGTTGGGTAGGCCACATTCGTTGCCTTTCAGCCTCTCCTTTTTCGGTAGGCCACCAAACTTGGTCTTGAATTGCAAATCTGTTCGGAAATTCCATTGCTTCCCAGTCTTGAAGTGGGACTTGTCCAGATCTCACGAGCCATTTGATGTGTCGTGGTTCAGGTACGTTTCCTCGTTGCTTCAGTCTGTTAAAACAGTATTCTGCAAATGTAAAGAATCTTTCATTCGTTCCGCAAGATGCGTACGCTAGTCCAATGAAAACAGAAATTTGTCTGTTCCATGTGTTGCGTTCAGTCTCAGGAAAGAGTAGATGTCGTAACAAATCTTCCTCGGTACGGTATGGCATTTGGTTCCTAATCAGGTAACCCAAGATGCTGTGTCCTTCAAAGTCCGTTGAACATTTTGATTTCTTAATATTGAGTTTCGCATTAAAATATTTCAATGCTACTTCTTCAAGTCTTAGTAAGAAAGTTGGTCCATATACGGCTTCGCAGAATGCGACGATTGAATCGTCACCTTGTACTCGAATCCAGAAGTGTTCGTGCTCTATCTTTATTCCAAGTGCGGCTAAGCAAGTGCATAGCATGATCGCATTGGCGAAAGAGTCCATTAGTTGAGTCATTTGAAATCCAGATCCAAATCCGTTTCTGATCCATTCCCAGGTTGTTCCATCGGGCAACATGATTGGTGTGTGCAAAATTGCATGACACATCCATTTCCATAGTCGTTCGATTCTAGTCGGGTTGGTACGTGATCGGTCTCCGTGATAAAAAGAAGTTTCTTCGTAGTGCGAGAAATCAAAGTATGATCTCCATATGTTGAAAACTTCCTTCATTAGCTCAAATAATAGTCTCTTGTCAAATTGAGACCAGTCGCAAGTTAGGACTGATTGATGAAAGGGAGTAATTCTGTGCGCTTCGCGAATTAGCTTCTTGACTCCGCCTCTAAGCGTTTCTCATGTACGAGAAAGCGGTTGTAGGCATAAACCTCAGGATATAAGTTGTGCTTGGTTCGACCAGGGTTGCTGATTAATCCAAACTTTTGCTTCATTCTAAGCCATTCGTCGACAGAAATTGATCCATCTGGCTGTGGTTGGTCTTGCTTGTTGGTATTAGCGGTCCAATCCATGAGCTTCTTAATCCTCCATTCTTCATAATGTCTGAATAATGCTTGCCATTGCACTTCCTTGCCTTGTGAAACTTTTGGAATCTCAGATTCTAGGTCAACATTTCGGTCTTTTGGTTTGAATCGAAAGTCGCGTCTGTTCCATGGTGCTTCAACACTGGCGTGTAAGTTCATTGGGTAGTAACGCAAATCGGGATATGCAACAGGGTGCAAAACTCGGTTTGGTCGCATCGCTTCGGTGACATAGTTGACAGCTCTTGTGAAGTTGTCGTCTCGAAGTATGGTGTGCTCGGGCTGCTCAAATGAGTTGAAATCGCGGATAACTGCTTGGTCATCAAATGCTGATCTCCTGTTCGTCTTGACTTGACGTATTTCGTCTTCTGAAAAGAATGACTCCATTTGTCGTATAGTCCAGTCGAAAATCTCATCGCTGTGTGTCAGCTGTTCTGCTGTCACAGGTGGGCGTCCGGCGACTCTATCAGGTCTGATAGGTCTAAAGAGGTATTTTAAATTGTTAACAATTGCTTTAAACATGGT